CCAGAAAATGACTGGGGAAAGTTTACTTGGTCAGTCCCCTACACCCACAACATCAAAAAAGGTGAGGTCGAACTAGAAGTTATCTTCTTAGCATTAGATAGACCAGAAGATGTAAAAAAGCTTTTATCTTTAGAGTTAACAGGGATATGGATTAATGAAGCAAGAGAAATACCAAAGTCTATTATTGATGCTTGCACTATGCGTGTTGGTCGTTATCCTTCAATGCGTGATGGTGGTCCTTCTTGGACAGGTGTTATAGCAGATACTAACGCACCAGAAGAAGATCACTGGTGGCCTATTATGTCAGGTGAAGTTCCAATACCTGACCATATTCCAAGAGATCAAGCTAAGATGTTAGTTAAACCAGATAACTGGGAGTTCTTTAAGCAACCTTCTGCAATGCTCGAAGAGCGTGATGAAGATGGTGAAATAGTAGATTACAAACCAAATAAAACTGCTGAAAACAAAAAGCACATGCTTGCTAACTATTATGACAATTTAATAAGAGGTAAAACAAAAAGCTGGATTGATGTCTATGTTATGAATAGGCTTGGATCTATACAAGACGGAAAACCGATCTACCCAATGTTTGCACAAGAGGTACATATAGCCAAAGAAGAAATAGCGGTAGCGGCTGGCGCACCGTTGTATGTTGGTTTGGACTTTGGGCTTACCCCAGCAGCTACACTTGGGCAGAAGATCAGAGGTCGCTGGCTCGTCCAGTCGGAGATAGTGGCCTTTGATATGGGGATTGTTAGGTTTGCTGAAGTATTGCGTGAAGAAATTTCCTCCCGATTTTCTCAAGCATCTGAGGTTTATATATACGGCGATCCTGCTGGGGACTTTAGGGCGCAGACAGATGAGAGTACCCCCTTTCACATCTTGCGCGGTGCTGGTTTGAGGGCATTCCCAGCCCCTTCAAACTCTGTAGACCTTCGGTTGGAAGCTGTCTCTTCCCAGCTAACTAAGATGGTTGAGGGCAAACCAGCATTTTTAATTGATCGAAGGTGTCAACAACTTATCAAAGGCTTTGAAGGTGGATACCAATATAAACGTATGGAAGTATCTGGTGAACGATATGCAGATAAGCCTGATAAAAATATGTACTCTCATATTCACGATGCTTTGCAATATATGATGTTAGGTGCTGGTGAGGGAAGAGCTTTACTTAATAACCAAAAGCCAGCTAAACCTGTAGTAGCTAATAGAAATTTTGATTTGTTTAATAAAAAACAATCAAGAAATAGAAGACAAGGACTTTGGGCTAGATTATAATTGTGCGTTGCAAATATTAAATAAAAATGTTTTTGCATAAACAAAGGAGTTTATTATGTGCTTTAGAAGTAAAAAACAACCAGAAATAAGTGAAAGCCAAAAAAAACAAGAAGAAGCTGCTGCTGCTGCTAAAGCGCAAGCTGCTGCTGAAAAAGAAAGACTTAGATTAGAGCAGCTTGAGTTGGAAAAACAAGCCTCAATTACTGCTGCTGGAAAACAACAAGGTCAAAACTTTCGTCAATCTGAATTAGGTCAGATGGTTGGTGGTGGTGCATCACTTACAGGCACTGGTATAAAATCAAATATTGGAACTGGAACTGGAGCAAGAAGAAGTTTATTAACATCTTCTGGAAGTGGTTCTGGATATTATTCTAGGTTTTCATAATGATAGAAGATCCTACAGCAAAAGAGTATCTTAAAAGATACGAGAAAGCAAAAGCAAAACGTACAAACTTTGTTGATGTATTTGAAGAATGTTATGAGTATGCCTTACCTCAACGTGAGTCATTTTATTATGAAGTATCTGGTCAAAGGCGTGATGATAAGATTTTTGATGAAACTGCTGTAGTTGGTGTTCAAGAGTTTGCTTCAAGATTACAGTCAGGTCTTGTTCCTAATTTTGCTAGGTGGGCTGATTTTACAGCTGGGTCAGAAGTTCCAAAAGCGCAACGTGATGGTATAAATAATGACCTTGAAGAAGTAACTGAGTATGTATTTGAAATAATACAAAACTCAAATTTTGCTCAAGAGGTTCATGAATCTTTTATGGACTTAGCAGTTGGCACTGGTATTTTAGCATGTGAAGAAGGGGATGCTATAAATCCTATTCGTTTTTCTGCCATTCCATTACCTCATGTTATATTAGATACTGGTCCTGATGATATAATTGATCATGTGTTTAGAGAAAGAAAAAAAATAAGATATGATCAACTACCCTTACTATTTCCAAAAGGAACGTTTGATAGCAATCTTCAAAATTTAATTAACAATCAATCTGATCAAACAACAACTGTATTAGAAATAATTTGTAAAAATTATGATAAGAAAAATGAAGAAGCTTATTTTCATTACGCAATATGCATGACAACTAAATCTCTTATTATGAAAAGAGAAATGAATGGTATTGGTTCAAATCCATTTATTTGTTTTCGATGGTCTAAATGTGCTGGTGAAGTTTATGGTCGAGGCCCACTATTTAATGCACTAAGCGCAATTAAAACAACTAATCTTACTGTTGAGTTAATACTTGAGAATGCTCAAATGGCTATATCTGGTATTTATCAAATGGAAGATGATGGTGTTGTAAACCCTGATACAATTAATCTCGTTCCAGGAACGATTATTCCTAAAGCAATGGGGTCAGCTGGATTACAACCAATTAATGCTGCTGGTAGTTTTGACGTAGCACAACTTGTTCTTGGTGATATGCGTAATAATATTAAGCGTGCTTTGTATAATGATATGCTTGGTGATCCTAATCGAACACCAGCATCTGCTACTGAGGTTGCAGAACGTATGGCTGATTTATCAAGACGTATTGGATCTGCATTTGGTAGATTGCAAGTAGAGTTAGTTCAACCTGTTCTTCAAAGAGTTATTTATATTTTAAAGAAGCAAGGTCGCATTGAAGTTCCTACTTTAAACGGTAGAGAAGTAAAAGTTAGATCTGTATCTCCACTTGCACAAGCTCAAGCTAATCAAGACATTACTTCTGTTTCTAGGTTTCTTGAAATGGCACAAGGTGCATTTGGCCCAGAGATGATGCAAGTATTAATTAACTCTGAGGAAACAGCTGCATATCTAGCTAAGAAGTTTGGCGTTCCTGATAATTTAGTAAGAGATGCAGAAGAAAGAGAACAAATTCTTGCATTAATGCAGCAAATGCAGCAAAGTCAGGCTCAAGCACCACAACCTATGGAGTAATGCTTGAGTCAAAAAATTAATGTGGGAGTTGATGGGATACAGCGTCCACAAGAAAAAGATCGAGAGATAAGTCAAAATATAGCTACATTGTTTGGTTCTGCAACTGGACAAGCAGTATTAAAATATCTTAGATCAATTACTATTGAAATGGTAAATGGTCCCAATGTTACAACGGAAGAACTACGTCATATGGAAGGCCAGCGTTATATTGTTGGCCTTATTGAAAATCGTATGGCACATGCACATAAGGTGAAAAACAATGGAAGAAAATCAAGTAAGTGAACAGACTGAAGAAGTTAATGAAGAGGTAGCTACTGTTGACAGTGTTACTGAAGAAACATCTGAGCGACCTGAATGGTTGCCAGAAAAATTTAGTGACCCAGCTGATTTAGGTAAAGCTTATAAAGCTTTAGAATCAAAGCTTGGTGAAAAAGAAGATGATGTTCGCAATCGTTTAATGGAAGAATTAAATGAGCAAGCATCTGAAGGTGTTCCAGCAAGCTCTGGTGAATATGAACTTCCTGATTTTATTGATGAAGAACAAGCACCTGAAAGTGATTTGCTAAAACAGTGGGCAGATCATTGCCATGAAAATGGATATACACATCAAGAGTTTCAAAAAGGTCTTGAGATGTATATGTCTGCTTTACCTGTTGAGCCTGATCTTGAAATGGAAGCAAAACAATTAGGGGATAATTCTGAAGCAAGAATACAAGCAGCTAGTTTATTTGCTAATGATTTTTTTCCAGAAGAAGCTTTGCCAGCAATAGAACGTATGTGTGAAAGCCATGAAGGTATTATAGCTTTAGAAGCTATTATGAACTCATTAAAAGAGCCAAGTATTATTGATCAAAGCAACATTTCATCCAATTTCAATGAGATAGAACTTCAAGAAATGCAAAGAGATGAAAGGTACTGGAACCCAGCTAAAAGAGATAATAACTTTGTAGACCAAGTAAATAATGGTTATAAAAAATTATATGGATGAAATTAAAATATTACAAAGGGGGTCTTATTATATGACCCCTTTTTACGAACATCATATTCGTGAAATACATTCTATACTTCACCCAGAAACAGAAAAAGAGTTATCAAACCTTGGCTATTCTACTGTTCTTGAAGCTTTACAAGATTTACAAAAAGATTCTGAAGTCTATATTGTAAGAGATAAACACTGGAATATTATGATGGCAAGTGGTGTGTTTTTTTCTGAAGAACCACCACAACTATTTGCATTATTTACAAATCATATAACAAAAAATTTTAAAGGATTGGCACGAGGTTCTAAATTATTAATATCATTTTTAGATCAGTCATATGAAGATTTATCTATGCAAATAGATGCTAAATATGAGTCAATGTTAAACTGGGCAGTGTGGTTGGGGTTTCATCCTGTTGGGTTTAGTGATTGGAAAAATATACGATATATTGATTTTGTGCGTTGCAATCCTAGTAAAAATTGTGTTTCAGATAAAACATCAAGGCCCGTAATACACTGAGAAGCCCATTTGGATACCTTCGTTGAGGATGTTAAACGGACACCCAAGATGCAAAACGTAACTTAACTTAGGAACTGTAAAATGGCTAATACAATAGACCAAGCCTTTATTAAACAGTTTGAAACCGATGTGCATCTTGCATACCAGCGCATGGGTTCTAAACTGCGTAATACCATTCGTTCCACGAATGTGTCAGGCAATGTTGCTCGATTCCAAAAAATAGGAACTGGATCAGCAACAACTAAATCAAGAAACGGCAACGTCACGCCAATGGAACTTGCACATACTAATGTGGAAGTAACAATGGCTGACTTCTATGCTGCTGAGTACATCGACAAACTTGACGAGTTGAAAACAAACATCAACGAGCGTCAAGCTGTTGCTGAATCTGCTGCTGCTGCCTTAGGTCGTAAGACTGATGAACTTATCACAACAGCTATGGATGCTGGTGCTAACTCAACTCAGTTAGGTGCTGGTGGTTCTGCTGTAAGTAAAGCTGATCTTCTTTCTACCTTTGAAACATTTGGTACTGCTAATATTCCAGAAGACGGACAGCGTTATATTGCTATGTCCCCAGCTGGTTTTGCAGATCTGTTCAACATTACAGAGTTTGCTTCCAGCGACTTTGTTGGACCACAAAACCTACCATTTGCTGGCGGTATGACAATGAAAGAGTTCTTGGGCTTCAAGATCTTTTCAACATCAGCTGTTGCTGGTGGTAAGAACTTTACTTATCACATGAGAGCAGTAGGTATTGGTGTGAACTCAGATGTTCAAACTGAAGTAAACTATGTAGCAGAAAAAGTATCGCACCTAGCGACATCAATGATGTCAATGGGTTCAGTTGTTATTGATGACAACGGCGTTTACGAACTGCTAGATAATAACTAGGAGGGTTAGAAAATGGCTTATAGTGC